ATTCCGGAACAAAGGGATCATCATAAACGACTCCTCCTTGTGCTTCTTTTCTTGCTAATATCTCCTCCGGAGAAATACCTCCTAAAATTCCTTTGTTTTCAAAATCCATAATTTTATCTTCTTTATTTTATATACCCGCCACACAAAAAAGGAGAGTATTTCCATTATAGAATACTCTCCTTCAAAAAGTTTCTCGAAAGTCTATTTCTTTAGATTAGAAGCTAGAGCTTTAGCCTTCTTAATTTCAGGTCTTTGGAAGGACATAAGGGTAGAAAATCCGTAAACTCCTTCTGGGTCTTTATCCATTAAATCAACCACCGGTTTTACTATAGAAAGAATATCTTCTCCAATTTGATCCATTTTCTTATTCTGTTCTGGATCACCTATATAGAAAGTCAAAATCATCCCGTCTTTCTGTGATAAATTTCTATTAACTTCTGGATTTGGAAATTTAGAATTAGTGGGGAAAAAATCCATGTCCATTGCCTTTAGAGCTTGGGCTATTTTAAATCTGGTAACATATTCAGAGTTTCCAAAAATCTTCTTGATATTATCAAAATGATATCCTGGGATTTTTTCATCTTCTCCTTTTCCACCTCTAGACTTCAATATCTTATCTAGAGATTTAGATTGTTCCTCCGATTCGTTCAAAAATCCAACAAAAGAATTAAAATTAAATAAGTTTCTCATGATTAATTTTTTATAGGAATTGATCTTGCCAGTAGTCTGACTTCCAGCTTGTAGAAAGAACGTATAAAGCTTCTCCCGCATCATATCTCAAATCCATTGCATTCAAGTCAGCATTTAGGAAGCAGTTATTAAGAGTGATTCTTCTAAAAACATCCCCCTGCTTATTGAAGATGGAAACTACCATAGATCCAACGTAATCTTTTTTAAGACCCATTGCTCCTGTTAAAGGATTGTAGATTAGATCCGCCCATTGTCTCATAATTTTGTAAACTATCATCGAGTTTTGCTCGTTTAAGTTAACTTCAAAATCCATCGTAAAAGTAACAGAAGTATCTGACGGAGCTCCTCCTGCATATCTTCTTTCAGCAAATTTGTAAAACTGACTTGATGCTCCTGCCGGTTGGATATCTACTGCCAGCCCGGAGATTTTTTTAACCTGCTGAGTTAAAATGCTTTCCCCTTTAAATCTAGTATTATTTAAAGTTACAGCAGCTGGGGGCGTAATGATAACTTCAAACTGGTTTAGATAAACCGGTTCGTAGAGCTTTATTCCAGCCTGTGAGTTTGTAAAATGTGGTAATCCTGCCATTTATTCTAGTTTTTTATAGGAACTGATCATCCCAGTAGTCTACTGCCCAAGTTAATCCAATTTCATATAGTTCTGTTCCTCCATAGTCCAATTCCATCGCGTCTATTGGACTGATAGGGAAGCAGTCTCTACATGTTATTCTTCTAAAAACGTCACCCTGTTTATTGAAAACTGAAATTACAATAGTTCCGGTGTAGTCTCTCTTAACTCCCATCGCACCAGTCAGTGGGTTGTAGATTAGATCTGTCCATTGTCTGAGTGTTCTGAAGACGTACATAGAATTTGCATCGTTTAAGTTAACTGTAAAGTTAACAGTCAAGTCAAATACTGTGCTGTCTGGTTTTGCTCCAGCATAGTTTCTGGTAGCAAATTTATACTTTTGGGTGGTTTCTTTTGGTGTTTTATCCACTCCTAGTCCAGAAATACTTGTTACCTGCTCGACCAGAATAGGACCTCCTGCAACTGGACCCGGAGGGGTAATAAGTACTTCAAACTGGTTGAGATATACAGGTTCGTATTTGTTTATCCCAAACAGTGAATTCTGATAGTGTGGTAATCCTGCCATTCTTTATTCTTATTTTCCTTCTATTTATCTAGAATTTATTTTCCTGTCTAATTTTTAGATTAAACAAACTGAATAAATCCTCCAGCTGCAATACCTCCAGTTCTAGTAACAGTAATTCTGTTAATAAATTTCTGGATACCTCTTGCAGGTTCGAGAATAACATCGATGATACCGATATTTTGGTCGATCACTGAAGGAGGGTTATTTGAAGCATCCATGATTACTTGGTAAGCATAGATTCCTCCACCAGATCTAACTCCATCTAGGTAGTTGTCAACCAGAGTCTTGATTTCAAGTCTAATTGAATCCTCGTTAAAGTCAAACAGGTAGTTGGAAAGGATTTGTTCAACATCGTTTTCTACGCTGATGAGAAGATCTCTTACGTGAACCAAGCTAAATGCAGAATTAACAGTCTGATATGCAGTTTGGTTACCGAAGATAACAACTCCAAGACCTCTCTTTTTAATAATAGGATTGATTCCAAATGGTTCTAACCATCCTCTGTCTTCTAGAGTAAAGTCATACTCAAGGCCTGTTAGGTTAGTACCTGCTATTGTTCCTCTCTTTTGACCTGCTACGATAGCATAAGGCTCTCCGTTTGCAAATTTAGCAACAAAGTTATTGGAAACAAAAGCTGCCGGTGGAACATTCACGTTTCTGTTATTCTCCCTTAGAGTGATATAAGGAGCGTAGAATGCTGCGTAAGAAGCTCCAAGAGCTTGAGTTGGAAGGGAGAAAGTATATGTAGGATTTAGAGATAGATTACCTCCGTCTGCGATATACTGGGTTTGTAGAACCGGATATGGATCAGCTGCGGTTGGAGCTGCAGTAAATCTAGGATCTACTGAAGCCTGGAACTGAGCCATTGAAGGAGCGTTAATAAGAGCAAGAGCTTGCTGTCTCATCATTGCCAATTTACTCAACTGGTACTTAGAGTTCGGAAGAATTACTCCGCTAAATGTATCAACAATGTATCTGAAAGAGATAACGTCCTTGGTTGCAAGAGTTGCTGCGATGTTAGTGTTGTACATCACATCTAGAATCTCCGTAACTCTAGCATCTGTTCCATTTGGTCTGTGGTAGTCAGAAAGCTGGAATCCTTGTAGATATGTGAAGTCAAAAGATGTGGTGAACTGAGGGATAGATTGGAACTTTTGAACTTGAAGACCAGTATTTCCTCCTGAATAGAAGTAAATTGGTCTTGCAGTAGTTACAGTTACAATTCCGGAGATTGAAGTTGTAGCTACAGAGGTAACTTTTGTCAATCTTTGTTGTCTATTGGTATTTTCAATTTGACATAGATCTTGGTCAGTTGAAACTAGAAGATCTCCAACAGATACGGTAAACAAATTACTGTCCATCTTGAAGGAAGTAACCCCAAGTTTTCCGCTTAATCCTGCATATACTTCTATAAATTCATTGATGCTTCCTGTAGAAGAAACAATGTCAAGTTTATAGTTAGCTGGATAACCTGCAATCTGTCCGGTGGTATTAGAAGCATAAGTTGCTCCAAAATTAGGTACGTTTGTTAAGGTCGTTGCATTTCTAGCAGGGTTGGTGTAAGCGAAAGAGTAATAAATAGAATATTGATCTCTATCAACTCCCAAAGAATAGGTTAAATAAACTTCTGAAGTTAATCCAGAGTTTGTATAAATCAGGTCTCCGTTTTGAAGTTCATCATAAAGAACGTTCTGGTAAAAAGAAGTGGTTAGCTGTCCAGTTAGAGCTCTTGCATATCCAGTTGGAGCTTGTGCTGATGTTGCTCCGGTTCCTCCTGGGTTTAGAGAATATTGAATTCCCAAAGCATCTGAAGCTGCAAACATATAAGCGGTTGCTCCTATCACGTCTCCGGTTATTCCATTAGGAACATAGTCGGTAGTTGAATAATTAGAAGCATAAGGAGTTACTACGATCCCTAAGTCCCTATATTTAGTAATGTCTAGAGGGTGGCTGTAAGCAATCTGAAGATTTCCGCTAACTTCATTAACATTAGCGATCTGAAGTTTGATTAGATCGTTATTGCTAAACTGACTAATAACACTGTCGGTGTATCCTGAAGTTATACCAGTTACTGTTCCAACTAAGTAAGGAGCAGAAGTAGCACTAGGTGTCAAGAATGTCTTCAAATCTTGCAAATCTGCAGATGTCATTCCGGCAAAAGATCCAGAAGCACCCGTGGTTGCAGTTAAGAAGTGAAGTCCTGCTACATACTGGCTTGAGTTGTAGGGAAGGAACCCTTGATAAGGGATACCTGCCGTTCCTCCTGGAGTTACAGTAGAAGTTCCTGGACCGAGATTAGGAAGACAATAAAGTGTTCCAACTCCTGCGGTTGCTCCAGTAGTGCTATCAGTAAGAATTGAATAGTTCTTAGAGTAAAGATAATCTTGAAGAAGATTCTGATCATAACTTAGGAAGTTAAGCTTAGCATCTTGAATGTCTCTGTCTCCAGAAAGTTCGTCGATCAAGTGGTTACCAACCAAGTCAACCTTGTATGGATTGGTGCAAAGATTCTCAAGTCCTTCCTCATCAACTGCGCAGAATAGTCCAGTTGATGGGGTGTTATTGTTAATTAGAGTTTGAATGTACTCGTTATTTCCATTTAAGTTAACAAAGTCGATAATCAAACATCCAGTTTGAATCGTAACTAACTCTACATCTTTGTTATTTAAGAAGTTAGTAATTTGACTCTTGATAAATCCGTTTGGTGTAAAGTAGGCAGACCATTGTGGGTCTTTAGACAGAGCTGCGTAGTCCGTCCAGTCCCCAGCAACTGCTATAACATCGATAAACCAGTCCGAAATATAGTCATATGGGTTTACATATGAAGGAATGTTTCCTGGGCCATACCAGTCAATTGCAAAAATATCATATCCCTGTAACGGAGGATTAGCATCGGTAGACTTCCTAGTAATAATTGACATTGGAGTATTTCCAAGGTTTACAAGGTTGAAAATTCTTCCCTGATCGACTAGTGATCTAGTTGCTAAGAAGTAGTTGGTGTCTGCATACCAGAATCTTTCCTTATTGTAATAGGAAGCATAAAGTTTTTCAGTTAAAACTCCGTTTGCCTGTTCCGTGTCTACAGAATAGCCGAAATATGAGGCTAAATCTGCAGTTGGACTATCAACGTCATTATTCAATCTAAGAAGATTGAGAGCGAAAACAGGTCCTGCATTTAAACAGGTAAAAATAGATCTTTGAAAGAAAGATCCCTTAGCTTCTAGATTTCTATCAATGTCTCCAAAAATAGCTATGGCTGTTGTAACATCTGGTATGTAAACGGGAGCGTTGAATGGGCCTTTATTCGAAAATCCAACCACTAAACGGATAGTTTGTGTGGTCAGGATAACGTTTGCTGACGCATCAAACTCTAACGTATAAACCCCAGAGGCTTTGAATTGCGATAGATCAAGTTTGATTCTTTGTGCCATTATTTATAAATGATATTTTTTGCTTTGTATATATCTACCCCATTTTCCATAAAATGGGACTTTACGGGTTTGATTTATATATCCGAAGAATAAATGATTTTTTTAGAGGAGAGAACTGAAAGAACCATAGAATCCTCCATCTTTAGTTTTCATTTTATTTTCATCCTGAGATCCTTCACCTTCTATTTTTTTGTCTATGATCTTTTTATATGAGAAATCTATCTCATCATAAAGGTCTTCTATTAAGTCTGTGAAGTCGCTAGTTCCAAAAAGAGCGGAAAGGTTCACTAAGGTCATAGCTACGTCATCGTGTCCGGACTGGGAAGAATAAGAACCCCTACCGTTCATCCCGAAAGAAAAAAGCTCTGCAATAGTCCATTTTTTATCATTAACTATAACTCTATTTCTTTTTATAATCTGCCTCAACTCTTCACAGTATCTTAGCTTGTTGTTTGCACTGTATTTTATTCCGGGCTTTTTAATTCTAGCAGTTTCACTGTGTTTAGTGTAGACAAAAATCTCTTCGCTAATTTGATCATTGTTCAAGAGCTTATCCATTAGAAGTTCACCCTTGTAATTTAACTCGAGAAGTATTTTTACTCTCTCCGGACTAAAAACTCTAGTTACCATACACTCTAGGATCTTTTTGAAGTCGTCGAGCTCCACGACATTGTCTCTATAAACTCCAACCTGCAGG